TATTGTTTTAACGAAGGAACGGACTGCGCTCACATCTATGGTCGCGCTCGTAAGTCTGTACGTTGGAGCATGGACAACGCCGTTACCCTATGTCGATACCATCACCAGTGGTTTACATCTAACCCTGTAGCATTTACTGATTGGCTAACAAAACTTTATGGCGAAGGCCACATGGACATTCTCAGAGAAAAAGCTAATGCGCTGCTAAAGACCAACAAGATACTGCGTAAAGAAATTAGTGATCATTACAGAGCAGAGTTTAGGAAAGCAGAAGCCGACCCAGACTACGAAGTTGTTAGTTGGAATTAATCTTGTGGTAACCGCTTTTGGGTTAGCATCCCGCCAACCCTTTGCAATTCTTCCTGACCTGTAAGCTCACCAACATTTCTAGTAACACGCGCTACATCACGGAATATAGGAAGCTCTTGAGCTAGTCGAGCAACAGGGTATTCACGATCAATAACCCCAATGGCAGTGCCGGCAATATCAAAAGGCCGCGTTAATCCAATTGGGGCTAGTCCCTGAGCAGAGGTAATTAAAAGACCATTTTCTTTAATCTTGCCAAACTGGTAGTCATTTAAGCCTAGTGTATTAGCAGTCAATAAAGATGCCCATGCATCACCATAGCCTCGGGCTAATCCGCCTGCTGATACCTCACCATCACCAAAGATAAACTGACGGCCCTCATTAATTACGGCATATCCACCCGCGCCATACGCTGCATATCGACCAAGAAACTCTGCTGCCTTTTCTGGCTTACCAGCTTTAAGATTTCCAACTACCTCGCGCAATGCCAGGGCTTGCTGCTTAACAACAAAACCTCGCAGCGCCCACAATGGACGAAGGTTAGGATGTCGCGCCCATGCTGATGGCCTGCCTGCCGCACTAATCAACTGCTGCTGACCAAGACCAGCAAACATTAGCTCTTCAACTAACTCCTTTCCTTTTCCTGTGTACTTGCGCCAATCAGTGCCATGTCGCTTTAACTGACTTTGAATAATATCTAGCTCGGCTTCATTGAAATAAAAACTCCAGTTATCTGCGAGCTTGCCAGCTTCAGCATCATCCGCTGCGCTTTTCAATACGCCGCGCATAACCCCTTTCTTGCCAATCTGGTCAAACGCAGCAAAGCCTGACTTCCTCATCAAAAAGTCAGCGCCCTTCCTCATTCGTTCTGCGGTATTGACCATCCAGCCAGCGCTATCAGAAGCCTGATCGTTAATGATGTTTACAAATTCGCCAAACGTCTGATTGCCCAAGCCTGCTTTTTGCAAGTCAACATTAGGAACGTCTTTAAACTTGCTAGGAACAACTGCTTTCACCCCCTCGCGGACAGCACTGCCACCATACTTAGCTCCAACCAAAGGAATATCTGCAAGGTTTAATACAGCAGACAAAGGACCAGCAAGGGTCAATGCATAAGCTGTAGAGTTTGCAGCCTGAATCAAGGGGTGCGGAGTTTTTGACTGCCCCATAATTGCTTCAGTAATTTCTTTGCGAGCAAAGGCAGCGCCTTCATCGCTAATGCCTTTATTTCGTAGGGTTAGCTCAAACGCGTCCATAAATTTAGTTGGTGTTAATGCCCTATTAGGAGAGCTAGCAGCTTGAAGTTGAGATTTATATATGGGATCAAACCCAGCTTGAAGCTCGTCTTGCGATAATCCCTGGCGCAGCCCAGCAATTGTTTCTGGAGAAAAATTTAAACTTTGCGCTATATCAAGGCTTTGTTTTGCCGATCTTGGATTTTTAAAATCATTAATGTCTACGCCAAATTTCTGTTGTATTTGGTTAAGCCGCTCCATCTTAAATATGCGACGCATATCAGAAACAATAGGATTGTCATAGTCAGCTACAGCTGGGCGCTTAGGATCTTTTTCATCAAGATATCTGCCGCGATCTCTAGGTTTAAATGCACTGTCATCAAACAACCTTTCAATCTCAGCCTCATCCATCCCTTCTTCTTTGTATCTATTAGCTTGCGCTCTATTGCGTGTATGCAAAAAGGTCGTGTTAATAGCGGCGTTAGGATTGGAGTCAAAGTCAGCGCCAAATATTTTTTTGTTTAATAAATTGTTTTTGTTAGCACTGTACTGAAGATACCTCTTAAGCGCAGCCATGTGTTCCGCGTTAAGATCTCCTGCAAGTTCTTTTTCTAGCCGCTGAAGCGATTCTGCTTGCAATCTTTTTCTAAGCAACTTGCGTTCTGCAGGCGACAATTTTCTAGCAATTTTGTTGTAATCATAAATCTGCTTTTTTGTAAGCATATTGCCAGCAGCATAATCAAGCAAAACGCCTTTGGCTCTATCGCTTTCATTTATTATCTTGATAACAGGCACAAGGCTTTCTTGTAAATTGCCAAGGTCTTTATCAATAACCCGCAATGCAGTTTCATCTGCTCGTTGGAACCTGCCTCCTACGTCAGCACTAACCCTACGAATAAGCCTGTCAGATACGCCTGTTAGTTTGTCATCGTAAAAGTTTTTGACAGCACCAATCATGCCGTCCCACAACTCACCAGCCGTCTGAGCATCCCTCAAGGGCTTTCTAGTGTATTGAGGATTGTCTACCTCAGTGTATACGGCAGCGTCTTCAGCTTCTTGTATTGCTCTTAGCTGACCCTGATCGTCAATAGCTTCAGCTTGATCGGCAACATCATCAGCCTGAGTTTTTAATCCGCCTTTGGACGATGGCTTAATTGCAACATCAACTAGTTTTCCTAAAGTTAAACCAGCAAAACCTCCAAACGCAGCATAACTTGCGCGCTCTTCAAATGTTTCGCCAGTGCCAGCACCATATAAAGCACCTTCTCCTGCGCCAGCCTTAACTGCTGAAGCCCCAGCCTTAGTTAAACCCCTAAACAAAATGCTGCCAGATGGCAAAGAGCCAAGTATTTCTAGTGGCAACGCATATTTAGCTAAAGTAGGATTTTCTTCTTTAAACTTTTCCCGAGCGTTTTCGTATTCACGTTTTGCTTGGGCATATGTTTTATCAGATGTAGCAGATTGTGCTATAGCAGCAAGCTCGCCAAGAAAACCTAAAGTAAGACCCTCGCCAAACTCAACCTGCAATGCAGATGTAGCTTCGCGGCGTCTTTCTACAGACTTAAACGCAAGATCAAGCGCCTCATCAGGAATGACAGCCTCTTGAACAAGTTTTGATTTGTTGCTGCCCTTCCCGTCAATAATGCCTTGAGGAATTACAAAGTCTTCTTTGCTCATTAACTGCCACTCATGCTGACGGGTCTAGCTTCAGTTCTGCCTGTAACGCCTACTTGCGTTTCAAGCGTTTTAGTAGTTCGTTCTTTCTGTATTCGATCCCAAACAAGCGCACGATCAGAATTTTCTGTTGGGTCTAAATAATCAGCATCCCCAGGTTTTAATCCTTTATTAAAGTTAATTGCTGCTATTGCCATATCAATAGATGACTGCTTATCTGTCTCTTCATCCCGCACGTTTTGCTCTGTTGTTTCCAGATCTTTAAACTCTTGAGGGAAGTTAGAGCGCAAAAAGTCTATAACCTCTTGCTCAATTTGAACTGTAGCCAAGCCATTTACTCTATTAAATAGCTCTTGCTGTTTTTCATCCGGCATCTCTTGAATTTTTTCTGCTAAATCATCAAACCACAAAGAAGATATATTTCCTCGTCTTGCCCATTCAGCCAAAGCGCCTTGAGCTACGCCAACTGCTCGCTCCTCAGAGGCAGGAACAATGTCTGACAAAGCCAGATTTACCTTGGCCTCAGCTTCTTTGGATTTCATGCTGATATATATAGGCTTAGCCAAATATGGGTCATCAATCTTAACGCCAAGATCTTTTAGTTCTTGCATCTGTTCATCATTTAAAGGCTTATTGTCTCTGCGAAGAGCGTCAATCTCTAAACGAGATTGCTCTGCTTCTCTTTGAACTTTTTCATAACCATCAACAGCCTTGCCAAACCCTGCTGCTCTTGCTTTTTTTGCAACAGATTCATATTCTTCAGAGCCAAACTGAACCTGTCCCAAGCCTCGTACAACAGCATTTGTTTTGGCTGTGTACAATTTGTCTTGGTCCTCAAACTTTTTAATTTCAGCTTCTAAGGCCATGTTGTCTGCTTCAACAACAGCTGCGCCGTTTTGTTTCATTTGAGCAAGCCGCTCTTCAAGCGCCCTACGCTGGCGCTCTTCAAAGGGGGCTACTTCAACAAGCTCTCCTGCTGCTCTACGAGCATCTTGTTGTTGAAACTGCTCAAGCGCTCGCTCAGTCTCTAGGATTGACCTAGCTGTATTGGTTTGCTGTTGAGTCTGGGTTGCTGCGCGTTGACCGGAAACAGTAGATAGCCCTCTCGTAATCAAACCTCTGGCATCCCTGCTCTTGGTCCCTGTCAACATCCCGTCTAGCGTTTGAGTCACCTCATTAAGAAGCCTCATGTCGCCTTGCTCTTGAGCTACCTGCGCTTTACGCAAAAGCTCTAGCGTAGTTTCTTCAGTCGCACGCTCTTCTGCTTCCTGCTGTCTGCGCTCTACGCCAAGCATCCCTGCGCCAATAGACATACCAGCCGCCCGAGCAAACTGCGGGTTAGCCAGCTGTCCTAGTACAGAACCGCTCAGTCTTAAATTTGCACCTCTAGCCATGATCTAACCCTCAATCAAATATGTCTTTAATAAAGTCAAACAGCCCGCCATCGCTGCTTTGTGCGCCAGCTGCTAGCACCCCAGCGCCTACATTACCAATAAGATTGGCCTGACCCAGACCAGATGCAAGCAACGCATCAATGCCTGTCATGCCTGCCTCGCCAAACAATCCGGTACGGAACTGCTGTGCGCCTTCTCTTAGTTTTGCGGCCTGCAGTCCTTGCTGAGCCAGATTTAGCTGTGCGGCTTCTGGCAACAAAGCGCCTTTCAATGCGCCAAGAGACTGTTGGAGTTCTGCTGCTTCAAGCGCCTCACGACCTTGCATCAAGCCTAGCCCTGTCTGAGCAAAACCTAATCCGCGAGCCTGCTGAGCGCTTTGTAAGTTCTGCAGCTGACCGGCAAGTGTTCCGCCCAGCGCCCCAAACTGTTGACCCAAAGCCCCTGCCTGCGCTTGCTCTGCCCTAGCCTGCTGCATAGCCTGCAACATAGCTGTGTTTTGAGCTTCTGCTTGAGCCTTTGATAAGGCTAACTGCTCTGGTGTGCCGCCATATAGGTTTGTAGAAACCCCCAAACGCCCCTGCGTGGCTAGTCTTTCTTCAAGCTCTAGCCGTCTACGCGCCTCTTCTGGAGCCTGAGCCGCACGAATACGATCAAATACTTGCTGTTCTCTTTGAGCAACAGGCATTTGAGCTTGCTGCATAAAACCCATACCAGCAGCAGTCGCGCGATCAGTAGCATCCGCCAATCCTGAATAGCCAGGAATAGTTGCATCAAGCGCGCCAGTAGTTCTGCCAAGAAGATTAGCGCCAATTCCTCCTGCTTGAATTGCACCTGCAGTATCACCAGTAACATCTGCTATAGCGCGATCAAACATCCTTTGCTGGGATGTTAGTGCTTTACCACCCAAATAGCTTCCCATTGAGCCTGACGCAAGAACATTTGTTGTTCCAAGATTCGACCTAACAGCAAATGGCTGAAATACACCTTTGTTGTACAAGTCCTGAGCCAGCGCACTAGACTGCTGCAAAGCCGATGTGCCAACCTGCCCCAGCTTGTTGTAGGCAGTATTAATCGCGGCTAAGCCAGCGATATCACCAAAAAGCGACATTAGTAAGTCCCCCCGTCTATAGTGACCGTATCTGCACTACCAAGGTCAACGGTTACATTTCCTGTAATCGTCAACGCAGGGATCGTCACTGTTCCCGTAAAGGTAGGCGAGGCGGTATCAGACTTCGATGCTACTGCTGTAACAAGAGCATCAAACTCCGTATCAAACTCACTACCACGAATAATCTTATTACTGTCGCCAGAGGGCAGCGTGTCCTTGGCGCCAAAGTTTGTAGTCTTACTGTAATTGCTCATACCGTTTTACCTATTAACGCCAATAAGTTTATTTCCTGAATCGACAAAACTGCGCCATTTATTTCTGACTCAATTCCAATCGTAACCGCTGTGCCATTCCCGCTTGCCTGCACAGACTGTCTAGTAACCAAAACGCCACCTGTATATTTTCCGATCCCATACTCACTAACACCAAAAAACGCTGGCTCTTGGTCGCCTACACTAATTTCGTAATTCTTAAACGCTGTTTCAAAATCATACGCCCATTTAACAAATACTGTTCCATCATTCAAACCAACGAACGTAGGACGTATCTTCTTAAGTAGCTTAATTCTGCTTGGATCTCCAAATGTTAAAGCAGGACTAAAATACCTAAACCTGTATGACGATGTATTGTCTGTATACCCGTCATATTTTCCAATGCCATCTACAGAGCCAATATACAAAGTTCCATCTGTATGCCGCGCAAAACACTTATGCTTTACAGAGGTCCATCTGGTCACCCTGTAAGCGTTGTTTTCTTCTAATTTACCTTTAAGATCAAAGCAGTAAACAGTCTGTTGGCTTGGAAACGCAATAAGATAAAAAGAGTTTTCAGGGCTGTATATAGAACAAAGCGGCTGTGTTTCTAGCGAGATAACCTCAATTAGCTCAGTCTTAATGTTGACGCTAAGATCCGACAAGGGCAAAGACTTTTCTTGAATTGTTCTGCCAAGACTGCGAAGCCCCGCATGAGACAAAAACAATACGTCTGTACCGATACCTTGAATCGAGTTGCGATCTACGCAACCAACACCAGAAACAGTATCAGCCAACTGCATCATTGCAGGGCTAGTAGCATTTTCGTAAACAAGAATACTGTGTGCGCCAAATACAACTAATAGATTGTTATGCGCTGCCAAACCAACAATCTCGTCATAGCCATCAGGCCATGCTTTCGACACGTTAATTGACCCGCTGCTGCCACCCGTAAAGTCAGCGCCATCAAGAAGATCAGACCAGTAAATAGTCTGCGCCTCGGTTGAGTTATCTGCAATCCAAAGCCGACCAAACGAAGACACCGCCTCATTACACTTTAAGGTAGCAGGCGTAGTATTGCTGTTTACCGTACCAAACGTCCTAACTCCAGTAGCATTGTCGTAAACTAACGGGTCGTAACCTCTTTGAAAAAAGTAGGCTTTGTTATTAAAGTTAACAATGCGCCAGTTATTAGCTGTGATCGTATAAGACCCTGGCGTTGCATCAACAAGGGTGGTTGTACCTGTAATAATCTTGTTATTACCTGTACTAAAAATAACCTCGTTGTCATCCTCATCATAAAAATGATGAACCCTTTGAATGTGATCTGTTCCTAAAACAGTCTTGTTAGTAGTTAAGACATTAACGCCCTTGCGAGATGCAATACGACCCCGCTTGTCAATTACTGCGTTGTCTGCAATGTCTGCAAACGATGGGTCTTGTGCAATCGGAGAATCTTCTGTGTTTACCCCTTTAAAGCCAGGGGCAATCAAGTCAATGCTTTGTAATGGTTGTGCCATGACTGCTCCTACCTCTTACGGGGTATAAAAGATTGTTTCTTCAGGGTGACGCTGGGCATCAAGAGCTATTGCATCCGACAAATACTTGTCAGCAATTGCAAAGTACTCTGGGGTAGACGTTCCACCAGTTTCCCCTCGCTCTCTAGCAAGCAGCGCAATAGCAAGGTGAATAACAGGCTGGCTAGGAATTGCCAGCGTATCTGTATTTGCGCTCAATGCTGTATTCCTAATTACTGCTTTTGCTTTTAGCGTGTACACACCATCAGGCTTTGGATATACATCAATCTGTGCGTCACCATTTGCATCAACACCCGCATAGGTGTAGTACTCAGGCGCGCCCGAAGCTGTGTTTTGAATAAAGAACTTATCGTCAAACCAGTTTTGAGTTTGGTAGTCCATTTCAAGATTTGAGGTATCGTTAATAAGGTTTAACAGCTTTCCCTTGTCACCTGTTCCTGTTAGTGAATAGGTATAGTCATCAGCAGCAGTAGTGATTGTTAGTCGAGTTCGGAGTGCCGACCAATCCCAAGCGGCTTCAACCATCTCTTTAGCGTCATTAACAAAATCACCAACCATTGTGCTGTAGGTATCATTGTCAACAGATGAAACAGTGTCTTCTCGCAAGCGGCGAAGCACATTGTTTACCAGATCCAAATATGTCATGTGAACATCCCACCTGAATTGCGTTTAATTATGTCATCAAGCTCTTGCTCTGGAGTGTATGCCTCCAGCTTGGCTAGATAATCTTCATTTGTAATATCTACGCCTGTTGGTGTTGGCGCATTAAAATCAAGGCGATACATATAATCCTCGGCCTTTGGTATAGATAAACCGCCGCCAGCCGCTGCGCCTAATCCCTTAAAGAGATTAAGAACATCTCCCTCACCGCCAACATCCTTGCTGTCACTCTCCCCATCCTTAACATCAATAACATCAGCAGCCGTTTCAGCGTCTTTGGTGTCGATCAAATCATCGTCATCCTCGCCGCCTTCTTTGTCATCTCCTTGGCCTAGCTCAGTTTCTTTTTCTTTTCCTTCTGGCTCTGAGTCTTTTCCGTTAATGATTTCATCTATAGTTTCAGCGTCCTTAACAGGGTTGGCTTGAATCTCTGCTTGTGTCTCGCCTTCCTCATCCTTGGTGTTAAGGTCTTCGTCAGACTCTTCTCCCCCAGAATCTCCATCACCATCTTTGTTGCCAATAATGTCTTCAACAGTCTCAGCGTCTTTTAACGGATTAGACTGAATCTCAAGCTGCGTTTCCCCGTCCTTGTTATCAGGGTCATCAACCTGCTCTTCACCATCCTTAGTGTCAGACTGCTCCTGCTCGCCATCAGAATCGCCATCATCTGTGTCATCGCCTGTGTCATCGCCTGTGTCATCTTTGGTGTTGTCTGCTGACTCCTCACCATCTTTGGTGCTGTCAGCTAAAGCAGAGTCTTCAGCATCCTTATCAATGCCTGCGTTATTGGCTACGTTTTCAGCAGTTTCTTTTTCAAGCTCTTCAGCTGCTTGAGAATCCTTGTCTTTTTCTGCTTGCTCAACGTCATCTTTTTGAGTGTTCTCAAAATCAGTATCTTTTTCTTGCTGCTCTTGAGCATCTTTTTGACGTTCTGCTTGATCCTTTTCTGCTTGTTCTGCATCCTTGCCTTGCTGCTCTGCATCTTTCTCTTGTTGCTCGGCTTGAGCATCTTTGTCAGCTTCAGCGTCTTTATCTTTTTCTGCAGCCTCATCAGCGTCTTTGTCTTTCTCAGCCTCTTCAGCTTCTTGTGCATCTTTTGCATCAGACTCTTCATTTTTCTCTTGGCTTTCAGCATCTTTCTCCGCTGACTCGGCATCCTTTTCTGCTTGCTCTGCTTCGTCTGCTAATTCCTTTTCTCTTTCTTCTGCCTGATCTTTTTCTCTTTCTTCTGCATCATCCTTTTGCTGTTGCTCAGCATCATCGTCTTTCTGCTGCTGTTCTGCGTCTTTTT